ATACTGGAGTGAAAACTATGAAGGTAACCATTGTTCCTTATAAAGACCCACGCAAGACCCAAAAAAAGGATCGTGTAAAGTTAGCTAAAATTTTCGGCTACCCCTTGACACATCCGTCTATCTGCCATAATCTGCGCTCATGGACAACCTACCACTTCACCACACAAAATGGTCAGACAGGCTGGCGTTCGATATTGCTCTAACTTTGGAAGGTAGCGGAGAGACGCTGCAAGAAGTTATAGGGCGGCATCAGATTTCGTCTACCGATGTACTGTCGTTTAATGCCGACCCCATCTTCCTCAAGAAGGTGGATGCCTACCGTGAGGAAATCCGCAGTAAAGGGATGACGTTCAAGCTCAAGGCGCGTGCGCAAGCTGAAGAACTCCTTACCACATCTTGGATGTTGATCCACGACTCCGCAGTTTCACCCGCAGTCAAGGCCGACCTGATTAAGTCCACTGTCAAGTGGGCAGGCTTGGAGCCGAAGGGTGAAGTTACCAACGAAGGCAATGGCGGCGGAGTTCGTATCAATATAAACTTGGGCGGCCAACAGCACGCAGTACAAATTATTGACAACCAATCTGAGGTAGTGGATGCAACTCCCATCGAACATTGAAGACCTATTCACCCAAACCTATGACGGCTTTAAAGCCGTGAAACTGCGAAGCGCCTCCGAAGCCATCATGCTTGAGAACGCACTTGGTCGCGCCAGCGTTTCGTTCCAGACCAAGATTAGCCGCAGTAAGAAACATGGGCGCGAGTTCATCGTTATGATTGTTCAACCACTTAACCAAGGAGTTTGATATGGAAGGTTACATCGGAGAAGTACGTGAGTTCGCTGGCAGCTTTGCCCCAAAAAACTGGGCGTCATGTGACGGACAGACCCTAAATGTCCGGGACTACACCCCGCTGTTTGCCATCATCGGCACGATGTATGGCGGCGATGGCGTAACTAACTACAAGCTGCCTGATTTGCGCCCGACCAACGAGCATGGTACGAAAGTCCACGGCTGGGAAATTGGTCAGCCTAGCAAAATTATTTGCATCATGGGCATCTTCCCAGATCGTCCGTAATGGCACTTGACATTAACTATACGCCGCCGCCAACCGGCGAGAAGTTCATGGAGTCAGACCGCAAGATGCGGGTGTTGATGGGGCCGGTCGGCTCCGGCAAGTCCGTAACTTGTTCGTTTGAGATTGTGCGGCGAGCGTCGATGCAAGAACCCAACGCCCAAGGCATACGCAGAACACGGGCGGCGATTGTGCGTGAGACTGCACGCCAGTTGCAGGACACCACGATTAAGACGTTCCTCGATTGGTTTCCACCGGGAGTGTGTGGCGACTACATGCGCACCACCAAGACTTACTTCTTCAAAGTGGGCGACATCGAGTGCGAGATTATGTTCCGAGCACTGGACGATGCAGACGACGTTGCCAACTTAAACTCGTTGGAGTTGTCCTTCGCTTGGTTCAACGAGTGCCGAGACATTCACCCCGACATCATGGACGCGATGTCCAAACGTATCGGACGATTCCCCTCGGCCAAAGACGGTGGCCCGACGTGGCATGGGATGTGGGGCGACACCAACCCACCGACTATGGATACGTGGTGGTACTACCAGATGGAGGGGCTGGACGTTAAGGACGGCGTATCTCCTAACAACAACGGGTGGGATGTTTTCAAACAGCCGTCCGGACGCAGTGTGTATGCAGAGAATGTCGAGAACCTGCCCGAGGGTTACTACGATACTCAGGGTCGCAGCGAAGAATACATCCGTGTATACATCGACGGGGAGTATGGGCTGTCATCGGCAGGTATGCCGGTGTACAAATACTTCAGGCCGGACTACCACATGGCTAAGCAAAAGCTCCGCCCCATCAGTAATGGAGTTCGCCCCATCGTCGTAGGCATGGACTTAGGGCTTACCCCCGCAGCCATCCTTGGGCAGCAAGACCCTCGGGGTCGCGCCCTGATACTTGCTGAGTGTGTATCGTTTGACATGGGCATCCAGCGTTTCGTGCGTACCATGCTCAAACCACTGATCTACGAACGGTTCGGTGGTGCACCCATTATGATCGTCACCGACCCGGCGGGCATACAGCGGGCGCAGACCGATGAACGCTCGGCGGTGGACATCATCAAAGCAGAAGGACTAAGGGTTATCCCTGCTAAGACCAACAATATCTCGGCACGGATCAATGCGGTCGATGACTTCCTCATGCGGCAGGTAGATGGTGACCCAGCGTTTCTCGTAGACCCGGGGTGCACACAGCTTAAAGCCGCCATGATGGGTGGGTATCGCTACAAGCCCAAGGGCGACGGTGATATTGACAAGAACAAACATTCGCACGTAGCTGAAGCGCTACAGTATCTGATGCTGCATATCACCAGTGTTGGAGAAGGTACATCTTTACCTAGACGTAGAGAAGTCAAACAAGTTGCTTCAGCCGGATGGACATGATATGATTTCTTCACTGCTCCCGCAGTTGTCACCCTCCGTTCAGTTGGAGTTACCCCCGTGGGCGAAAGCTTCGGGGGATTTTTTTGTTGACAACAGATTTGTGTATTGGTATACACTAGCGATAAGAGCAACTTAGGAGGCGGCCTTGGCTAAACAAGTTGGTAAAAGTTTCACGATCATCTCGACGAATCCCAAAATGGCTTCGACGGGAATGGTGTCGCAACGATATGCACCCACCATCTCTAAGCACGCAGTGATAATGCCCGCGCCGGGTTCTGCTCCTTGGAATCGTGCAGTAGATGGCCCACCCCCAATTGGCTACACTGGTCAAGTAATTAACCAGCCAATTAAGGCGACAACAACGCCAGCCCCGAACCCAGCGGCTACACAGCCGTCACCTGCTGTACTTTCACCTGCTGCCACTGCACCTAAGACTGGTCTCGAATACGATCCCTACGACACTACAGTGGAGGAAGCTGCAAAAGCACCAACTGTATTTCGTGGGCAAGCTCCGAAGATGGAAGCAATGCCTGACATCGGTAAACCCACAGATGTTAAATACTATGGAGAGGAGTACAAAAGTGATGCTCAAAAACTTGCTAATGAACGCCAAGCTGCGTATGAACGCCGCCTATCAAATGCTGCGATCCGCAGTGGTAACGCTATACCAACGATTGGTGAGGGCGGCAAAGTAACCGCTGGTGCTGCACCTGTCCAAACTGTTTCACGTGAAACAGAAGGACTGCAACAACTGAAGACTGAACAGGGCCGACGCGCTGCTGCCCCGTCTCAACAAGCAAATGCTGTCGAGGCCATCAAAGACTCTAAGAGCATGTACGGGTCAGAAGAAATGCGGAACAAGGTTGCGCAAAAGCTTACGCAGGGCAAAGTAATTATCCAGCAAACAATGGATGAATACTTGAAGAAACAGCAGAAAGATAAGAGGTAACAGAATGGCGGGTCTGTCATTTCTTCGCGTAGTAAGTAACTCTGACCTCTCTCTCCAACAGGACAAAGAGGCGTCGGATAAAGCTTTGGCGGAACGCCAGAGTCAGCCGTTGATCCTTGGGCTTACGGCTTATCTGCGCGAGTGCTGGGACGCTGCACAACAAGCGAAGAAACCCATTGAGCAGAAGATGCTTAAGGCGCTACGCCAGCGCAACGGTGAGTATGAAGACGATAAAGCTCGTGACATCAAAGCACAGGGCGGCTCTGACATATACATGATGATTACTGAAGTGAAGTGTCGTGCAGCCGAGTCTTGGCTGCGGGACATTTTGCTCGATAGCGGTACACCTCCTTGGGATATTCAGGCGACTCCAATCCCTGATATGTCTCCACAGCAGTCGAAAGCTATCCAAGAAATTTTTGCGTACAAGGTTTTAAAACTTGTCGAAGAGACTGGGCAAGCGCCCAACCCTGCTGCAATGAGCGAGATCAAAGAGATGGTCGCACAAGACTATCGCTTTAGTATTTTGCAAGAAGCACAGAACCGTGCCGACAAGATGAAGATCAAGATCAGCGACCAGTTTGCTCAAGGCGGCTGGGCTGAGGCCTTCAATGATTTTGTTACTGACTTGGTGACATACCCCTCAGCATTTATCAAAGGGCCGGTTGTCCGTAGACAACGTGCACTTGGATGGGAAGCTGATCCTGTTACCGGCAAGACTATCGCCAAACCTATTGAGCGAATTGCGCCAGAGCATGAACGAGTTGATCCGTTCCGTATTTACCCTGAGCCGGGCATCACCAACATTAAAGATGGCTACCTGTTCGAGCATCACCGTTTGAGCCGGATGGAACTTGCTGACTTGGTAGGTGTTCCCGGCTACGACGATGACGCTATTCGCAAAGTCCTTGATATTGGCAATGGTCAGTCTTGGATCAACATGGATGTGGAGCTTCTCAAGCAGGAGCAAGAGCGTAAGTTCTATTCGCACATGCGCCCAACTGAGATGTTCGATGCCTTGGAGTTCTGGGGCAAAGTATCTGGAAAGATGTTGATCGAGTGGGGGCTTACTGAGGAAGATGTTCCTGATTCCGCTCGTGAGTATGATGCCAATATCTGGCAGGTAGGCAACTACACCATCAAGGCTGTATTGAATTACGACCCCCTTGGTGAGAAGCCATACGCTAAAACCTCGTTTATCAAGTGCCCCGGCTCATTCTGGGGTAAGGCTATTCCCGAAGTTATTGAGGATGTGCAGAACGTCTGTAATGCCTCAGCACGGGCTTTGGTCAACAACATGGGTATTGCTTCTGGCCCACAGGTCGAAGTTAACCTTGAGCGGTTGCCACCCAACGAGGACATCACACAGATTCACCCTTGGAAAATCTGGCAGACGCTCAACGATCCTATTGGTTCAAGTGCTCCTGCTGTGCGGTTTACGCAACCTGAAGACAATGCGAACACACTCATGGCTGTGTACGAGAGATTCAGCAAGTTGGCTGATGAGCACTCCGGTATTCCAGCGTACATGTACGGCGACTTGAATGTACAAGGCGCTGGCCGTACTTCTTCTGGCTTGTCCATGTTGATGGGCGCATCCGGTAAGGGTATTCGCCAAGTCGTGATGCACATTGACAGCGATGTGATTAAGCCCATCGTGCAACGCCAGTTTGTGTACAACATGCGCTACGACGAGGACGAGTCCATCAAGGGTGACGCACAAGTCATGGCTAGAGGCGCAGTTAACTTGGCGGTCAAAGAGACCGTTAACGTGCGCCGTATCGAATTCCTTAATGCAACTGCCAATCAGATCGACATGGAGATTGTCGGTAAGGATGGTAGAGCAGCGATTCTTCGTGAGATCGCAAAAGGTCTACAAATGCCTGTGGATGACATCGTTCCATCTCGGGAGAAAACTGCGTTTCTTGGTAGGGCGCAGGCTCAGATTGCTGCACAGCAATCGCAACAAGAGCCTACACCTACTCAACCGGACGGTTCTCCCAAAGGTGGTATGGATGGAAACATAGTCAGTAACCGTGTAAGTGGGAGGGCGGCATGATCCGTCCTGATGACAAGGCCATGCAAGCGCTTGCAAACGTCTCGCGCCAGTACCCCGAAGTTCGGGACTGGCTTAAGATGTGGTATGAGCACGAGCTATCCAAGTTGCCACTCGCAGTAAACAACCCGGCAGTCCCACAGGGGCGCTGTCAGGTATTGGGCGAGGTGTACAACCTTGTCAAAGATGCCCCTGATTTTGTAGCGGCAAAGTCAAAATGACTCGCCGTCTAGTTAACGCATACCAATAGGAGCGTAAAAATGGCACTTCCAGAGCAAATTCGCAAACAGACCGAGGCTGTACAGGAGTTGTATAAGCAACTTAACGACGAGGAAAACCAAGGCTCACAAAATGACGCCAATGGAAACACTCCGTCCAACGAGTCCACTTATGACAATGACCCTTCTGCCGACGAGAATTCTGGCGTAAACGATGCTGCTCACCCTGCTGAAAACACAGAGCAACCGTCAGCAGGAACCCAAAGTTCAGAAGATGTTGTCCAGAAGTACAGAACCCTTCAGGGTATGTACAACGCAGAAGTCCCACGTTTGCACGCACATAACCGTGAAATGCAAGGGCGCGTTCAGCAGCTTGAACAACTACTTTCTTCGCTTTCCTCACAACAGCAACCCCAAGCACGCCAAGTCCAGCACGACCCCTTGGTCACCGACCAAGATGTGCAGGAGTATGGTGAGTCACTGGATGTTATGAGAAAAGTAAGCCGCGAGGAGTTAATGCCCGTGGCGCAGAAGATTGCACAGTTGGAAGGTATGCTTCGTCAGATGCACACCAGCGTTGTACCTCAGGTACAAGCAGTGGCGCACCGACAAGCTGTTACCGCAGAGCAGAAATTCTGGGCAGATATAACTGATAATGTCCCTAATTGGCGTGCAGTCAACGACACTCAAGCTTTTCAGTCTTGGTTGTTGGAGGTTGACCCGCTTACTGGGATTACTCGGCAGACGTATCTTGAAGACGCACAGCGTAATCTTGATACTCGTCGTGTTATTAGTTTCTTCCAAGCATGGGGTGAGATCAATGGACAGCCTACTGGTGCTCGCTCTAACCGAAATACGCAAGGTTCGGAATTGGAAAAACAGGTTGCACCGGGTCGCTCACGCGGCTCGAACCCGTCAAACAATTCCAGCGCCAAGACATACTCTGCTGATGACATCAAAACCTTTTTCAACGATGTCCGTTCGCAGAAGTACAAAGGGCGTGAAGCTGAGCGTGATCGAATCGAACGCGACATTTTCGCTGCACAGCGAGAAGGTCGTATTGTTGCTTAATTAGACAAGGAGTTTCATCATGGCATATCCTAACGCCGCTGGCCGCCCACAGTACTCGGGCAACTTCATTCCAGAAATCTGGTCTGGCAAACTCATTGAGAATTTCTACGACGCCACCGTGCTCGCAGCAATCTCTAACACTGACTATGAAGGCGAAATCCGCGCATATGGCGATACCGTCAATATCCGCACTTCTCCTGAAGTCACCATCCGCACTTATGTAAAAGGTCAGACTCTCCAAGTTGAGAATCCAGACAAAGCTAAGTTGCAGTTGTTGATCGACAAAGGCGAGTACTTCTCCTGCATCGAAGACGACGTGGACAAAGTTCAATCGGACATCAACTTGATGGACACTTGGACTAAAGACGCATCTGAAAAGATGAAGATCAAGATTGACCAACGTGTGTTGACTGACATGCTGCCCGGTATTTCTGCCTTGAATAAAGGTGCAACTGCTGGCCGTATCACTGGCAACATTGACTTGGGCACGACTGGTTCTCCTGTTGCGATTACTAAGACCAACGTCTTGGATTACATCGTTGACTTGGGCACTGTATTGGACGAAGCCAATGCTCCTGAAAGCGACCGTTTCTTGGTTATTCCTGCCAAGATGGCTGGTTTCATTAAGAAGTCCGATCTGAAGGATGCTTCTATTACTGGTGATGCACAGTCTGTCATCCGTAACGGTCGCCTCGGCATGATCGACCGCTTTACCATCTACATGAGCCACAACCTGAGCGTTACCAGTGGTAAGTTCAGCTTGATCGCCGGTCACAGAATGGGCTTTACTTTTGCCTCACAAATGACCAACATGGAAACCATCCGCTCTGAGTCCACCTTCGGCAATATCGTCCGTGGCTTGCAAGTGTATGGCTACAAAGTTGTCAAGCCTGAAGCTTTGGCTCAGGGCATTGTGACTCTGGCTTAATCAATTAGGGGGCTTCGGCCCCCTCGTTTAACCTTTTTTGGAGATTTAAAATGGCTACATATACCGATACCTTGGGCTTTAATAAAGGCTCAGCCGCCCTCCCCTCAAATGCTCTTGACAAAGTTCATTTGGTGGAGATGACTCTTGACTTCCCTGCGATCATTGCAGCACGTTCTGCCGCTGGTGCAACTGCACTGGCTGCTTCTGACGTAATGGAAATTATCCCTATCCCCGCAGGCACTTTGGTGTCTAACGTGGGTATGGTAGTTACCACTGCGGCTGGCGTGACTAGCACCATTGCAATCGGTGACGGCTCTGCCGCCGCTGGTTACTTGGCTGCGACTTCAGCGAACGCTACCGGTACTTCTGGTGGTGTTCCTGTGTTGTCGTCTGGCGCATTTGCTCCCACTTTGAGTGGTGGTAAGGTGTACGCCGCTGCTGATACTATCGACATCACGCTTGGTACTGCTGTACCAGCCGCTGCTGTTGTGCGTGTCTTCGCAATGTTGACAGACATCAACTAAACGGCATTAGGATAGGGGCTTCGGCCCCTTCCTTTTAGGAGAACAATATGTCAAATGTAACGGCTGTACATGTAGAAGCAACAGGTACTGTAGCTACTGGGCGACGTCAACTACGTGGGTATCACACAATCAGTGGTGGTACTGCTGGTGATGTTATCTTTCGTGACGGCGGCGCTTCTGGCACTGTGAGGTTGCAGTTTAATATCGGCACTGGTACACAACCTATTGTGATGAATATTCCTGATGATGGCATCCTATTCACCACCGATATTCACGTAACACTTCCTACGTCGGCAAAAACTACTACGTTCTTACAGGCTGTGTAATGGCTACGAAAAAGGGTGTTAATCTATCCGTAGGCCGTGGGGAGAAACTACCTGTATCGCAGGGTGCTGGGCTGACTGCTAAGGGTCGTGCTAAGTACAACGCAGCTACAGGCAGCAACTTAAAAGCTCCACAGCCTCAGGGCGGTAAACGCAAAGATTCATTTTGTGCACGCATGTCTGGTATGCCCGGGCCTATGAAGGACGAGAAGGGCAAACCAACACGTAAGGCAGCGGCACTTGCAAGGTGGAAATGCTGATGGCTGCCAAACCAAAATCTACTGTAAACGCCGCAGGTAACTATACGAAGCCTGAGTTGCGTAAACGGATTGTGTCGCAGGTAAAAGCTGCCGCAACGCAGGGTACGGGCGCAGGCCAGTGGTCAGCACGTAAAGCACAGCTTGTGGCTAAGAAGTACAAGGCGGCTGGCGGAGGGTACAAAGATTGAAAGCCCCGCAGAAATCGCTAAAAGATTGGGGTGACCAGAAATGGCGCACCAAGAGTGGCAAACCTTCAAGTAAGACCGGAGAACGGTACTTACCTGAGGCTGCAATAAAAGCGTTGACCCCCGCAGAGTATGCGGCGACCACCAAAGCAAAACGCGACGGTAAAGAAAAAGGTCAGCAGTTTGTAAAACAACCCGCTAAAATAGCGAGTAAGACATCCAAGTACCGATAGGAGTTTTAAATGGCACGCTACCTAAGAAACAAGCAAGACGGCTTTATTTACGACTACACAGCGTTGTTGGCTGAAAACTCAATGGTTGAGGAAGTGACTGAAGAAGAAGCCTTCCCAGAAAAGTTCATCCCTAAGAAACAAAAGGGTCGCAAGTCTGATCTTAATCTTACTACCCCCGATGAAGCAATCCCTGAAGCTCCTCCTGTGACCAATGAGGAAGTCAATGCTGAAGCATCTCGAGGTCTACCTGAATGATACTTAACACTGTAATCACTGAGGTTCGCAGATTACTGCAAGACATCAACTCACCACAGCGCTATAGCGACGTGGTGTTGTTGGGCTTTGCGAATCAGGCGTTAAAGCGCATTGCTGTGCTTCGCCCAGACCTCTTTGCTTACATTGGGCCAATCTCTACCACTGCTGGGTCTGTCATCCAGTCTATGCCGTCTGATTCACTCCGAGTCATGGAGATATTCTCTGTGCAAGACGGCAACGGTGTTACTGAGGTTAACCGCGAAGCGCTTGACCAGACGTACCCAACATGGATGAACGATACCGCTGGGCCATGTGTGAACTGGATGCGCCATGTGCGCAACGCCAACAAGTTCTTCATCTACCCCAAAGCGCCAGCAGGTCAAATTTTAATCGGGGAGTATTCGCAGACTCCTCCAGACTATGACGGCACAACAACTGTGACGTTGTTGTCAGATGGCTATTTTCCGGTCGTCGTTGACGCCACAGTGTTCTTAGCTGAGTCAGTCGATAACGAACACGTAAACTCACAACGTGCTGCCTTGTTCCAGCAGTCATTTACCCAAGCCTTGGGCGTTAGCGCACAGGGTAGGGTTATTACTGATACTGAACAAGCTGGCCTTAAACCGTCTGAGGTTGTCTAATGGCTGACCGCACATTCCTCTCACTGGTTACTCGTCTTGCACCTAGCGTGCCGGGATGCCCACAGCCAATCGTCGAACAATATGTTCGTGATGCCGCTATTGAGGTGTGCGAAAGAACCTTGTCATGGCGCTATGAGCAGCCTAAGATCAGACTTACACCGGGGGTCTATGAGTACCCCTACGAGAATCCTACAGGGACAGAGGTTCATGCCTTTCTGTCAGTGGCAGTAAACGGCTCAAACATAGAGCCAGCGACCCTTGAGCAGTTGACCCGCAAGTACCCAGCGTGGCCTGATCTGACTCCTGAGCAGTTGTCTACCCCGCAGAATATTTGCCAGTTAGACGCCGATAATTTTGTGCTTGCGCCAGTACCAGACGCTACAGTTGTCTACGACCTAAAGATGATCGTAGCTCTCAAGCCTTTGCGTACTTCATCAGCAATGTCAAAGTCTGTGTTGGATGACATTGAGAATGTCGTCATGCACGGAGCCTTACAGCATCTGTTAGTGCTGCCCAATAGAACGTGGACTGATCGTGAGTTAGCCTCATACCACGCCAAACAATACTCATTTAAAACGTCTGAACGACGGGCTAGAGCCAATCTTGGTGCTGCTCGTGCGTCGATGACGGTTCAAATGCGTCCATTTGCATGAGGTAATTATGGCAACAGATGTCATCCGATTAGTAGAAGGCGACGAGAAGCCGCTTATCGTTCTCACTCTGACGGACGACATTACAGGCACGCCCATAGATTTATCTGCGGGAACAACGACGGTCAGTGTGAAATTCCGTAAGGCTGCTACTACAACTCTGCTTTCTACAATTTCTTGTACAAAGTTGAGCGGCGGCACTACTGGGCAGGTACAGTTCGGTTTCTCTGGCGGTGTGCTCGACGTTGACGCTGGTGCGTACGAGGGCGAGGTTGTTGTAGATTACAACGGTGCTGTCCAGACAGTCTACGAAACATTGCGGTTTACGGTGAGGGCAAACTTCTAATGTCCAACATCAAGGTATCTGCTGCTGTTACGGCGCTTGTTACCGCAGTCGCGGTGGCAGGGGCTATTGCTGTTGCCGTCAGCCCCAATACCTATGCTGTTTCCGCACAGCCTGAGAACGTCATACGGCTATCGGCGTTTGTTGTGCCGATGGAGTACTTGGAAGAACAGACAGTTACCCTATCTGATTTCCGCCAGATCACAGTTGAGGTTGTAAAAGCCGACGAGGTGTTGGTTGCCGATGCTATGGCATTTGCTCCAGAGGCGGTCTTTACGGACTCCGTTACCGTTGCAGACTCGGTGTTCAAGAACTTCACTGAGGTTATTGACTTTGACCGCAACGACGCTGATGTAGACCCAGACCCCGTTACGATGGCTGATGTCGCTACTCGGCAGGCGGATAAGGTTCTTACAGACACCGCAACTGCGGCAGATGTAGTGGCGCAAGCACCCGGCAAGGTGCTCACAGATTCAGCTACTGCTGCCGATGCAGTTAACACCATAGCTGTTGGTAAAAGCCTGTCGGACACATCGACGATTACAGATACGTCACCAGTGTTCAACGCAGCCAAAGTTGTTTCTGATAGTGCGTCGGCTACAGATGCAGCAGCGCTCAACGTAGACAGGGGCAATATTGCAGATACTGTCACTGCCACAGACTCAGCTACTTCACAACCTGACCTTGCTAAGACTGACTCGGTTACTGCTTCAGACTCAGTGAATACCCTAGATATAGGGAAAACCCTTACTGATTCTGCAACAGCATCTGATGCTGCGCCTGTGTTTAACATCGCACAAGTGCTTACTGATACCGTTGAGATGACGGACTTTATTGCTAAGACACCGGGCTATGAGTTTGACTTTGACATAGTAGATGCGGATGCTGATCCAGACCCAGTGACTGTTGCAGATACAACTGCTACAGACGTTGTAAAGGTTCTTACGGATACCGCTACATCGGCAGACTCAGTGGCATTGAATCCACAGTCTGTCCAGACTGACACGGCTACAGCCTCTGACACGGCAGTTTTTGATTTTGCGGATGTTCAGACTGACACGGCTACAGCTTCTGACGCTGCCCCCGTATTTGCTCAACACAAGACAACCGTAGATGACTTTACAGCTTCTGACGATGCCCCTGTGTTTGCGCAAAACAAAACAACCACAGACACGGCTACAGCCTCTGACGCTGCCCCTG